TAGCTCATCAAGGTCCTAATCTAACGCCTGGACAGCAAGGATCTAGAGTGCAAATGCCATCGGTCGGTGCTCCTGGTCCAAGTTTTCCAAGTAGTCTGCCTTATAATCAAACTTCTGTTACTCAAGGGCAATATACATATTATAGAGGTCCACAAAACAGTCAGGGTTATATTTATTATACTGGTATGGAAAACCCACAAGAAGTTGGAATTCAAATAGCTTATTCAGTTTATAGAAGATATCCTCAACAATCACAGCAACAAAATCAAGTATCAGGACATAGTGGTGGTGCTGGAGGTGCTGGAGGATTAGGAAGAGGTTTTCAAAATCAACCTGGAGGAGATGCTGGAGCTAGTGGATCTGCGGGATCTACAGGTCAAGCTGGAAACGGTGGTGCTGGAGGTGATGGTGGCACTGGTGGTGGTTATGGTCAAGCTGGAGGTGCAGGTCAAGATGGGGCTACTGGAACGTCCTCTACAACATCAGGCTCTGCTGGAGGTAATGATGGTTCAGTTGGAGCCGCAGGAAATTATATTGAAGGAATATCAAACGTAACTTTTACAAATAACGGTACAGTCGCAGGAGGTACAGAATAATGGCAACATATGCTTGGACTATAGATTGTTTACATACTAAAAATATAACAAAAAGTGGTAAGACTTATACAGACGTAATTATTGAAGTAGAAGCAACATTGACTGGAACTAGTGAAACTGTGGGTAGTATTTCATCTGATGCTAGTTTTGATTTAGATATGAACATAGATAATGTTGACAGCAGTTTTACTGCATATGATTCTGTTACAGAAGATAATGTAAAAACTTGGATTGAAAATAGATTAGGCTCAACAACCCTAGCAGAGATTAAAAAAGGGATTGAAGGTGATCTTGAGTTTAAAGAAAAAGTAAATGGTGGAACTAAAAAAGGCACGACCAACAGTGATGGTGTGTTTACTGCTTCTTTTCCTTGGTCATAGAATTCATTTAGATTAAATATGAATTTACATTTTTTTGTTAAAGTCTTATATTTAATTAATGCCTATAAATACTGCAATTAAATTTTTAGAAAAAGAACATGCTAAATGTTTATCTTTACATATGGCACATGTAGAACCTAGCTTAAACCCTACTAAAGAAGAAATGTTTTCAGGAACAAAAAGTGTATATGCTGATCCAGTTTTTGAATGTTTGTTAAATTTTATCAAACCAGAAGTAGAAAAGGCTTGTAAAAAAGAATTAGTCCCGACTTATTCTTTTTGGAGAACTTATTTTAAGACACAAGATTGTCCTCCACATAAAGATAGACCTTCGTGTCAAATAAGTGTAACACTTTGTATTGATGCATCTGATAAAAAAGATATGTGGGATATTAATGTAGAAGATCAAGTTTTTAAATTGAATGTAGGTGAGGGTGTTATATATAGAGGTTGTGAACAAGAACATTGGAGACATGAACTTCAATATGATTGGCACAGACAAGTTTTCCTGCATTATATAGAAAAAGATGGTGAATTTTATCCACAATATAAATATGATGAAAGACCAGACTTATATTACAATACTGAAGTATCAATATGAAAAGAAATATTATTGTAGCAAAAAAAGCATTTTCTCCAGAATTTTGTGAAGAAATAATAAAGCTTCAAAAAAATACAATGGTGAAAGGTGGTGTTGGTACTGGGGGTGATGTAAACAAAAAAGTAAGAAATAGTGAGATTTGTTTTTTCAATGGAAGTGTAAAATATTTTCAACTATATAAACCAATACTTGAACTGGTCAGTAGAGTTAATAATCAGTTTTATGAATTTGATTTATTCGAACCAGAAACATTTCAACTAACCAAATATGATGAAAAAAATAAAGGTTTTTATAAGCCTCACGAAGATGGTTTTTATGAGAACCCACCTAATCAACTAGTGAGAAAACTATCTATGTCAGCACAACTTACATCGCCCGAGTATTATGAAGGTGGTCAGTTAGAGTTTCCAGATGATAAACATAATTTTGTGGAGGAAGATGCAAGAGAGCAAGGCACAGTTGTGTTTTTTCCATCTTATTTAAAACACGGAGTACAACCAGTTACAAAAGGTATACGATACAGTTTAGTTAGTTGGTTTGTTGGTCCATCATTTAGGTAAAAGAATATGAATAAAAAAGAATTTTTGGAAGCATGTAAAAAACAAAAATATTTTGGAGAGTGTTACTATGCTGTATATGATAATTTCTTACCTTATCAAGAATTTGGAGCACTACAAGATTATGTGTTTGGTCCATTAGGTTGGCATGTCAGTAGCAAAATTAATGTTAATGATACCTCTAATAAAGACTTTTATTTTGCAACTACAATATTTCATAATCAAGAATATGCTAGGCGTCAATGGAATCCTAATGAGAATGTTGATCCGTTTTTAAAAATAACTTCTAAATTATACATAGATGCATTAATGAGAATTAAAGCAAATTTATATATTGGTTCTACAGAAAATAAAATTCATGCACCTCATATAGATTACGATTTGCATCATACAGGTGCTTTATTTTTTGTAACTGATTGCGATGCTCCTACTTATTTAGCAGATGGTACAGAAATAGAATCAAAAGCTAACAGAGTGCTCATATTTAATCCTGCAATACCACATTCAAGTTCCGCACCAACAAACGTGCCATACAGAGTTACAATAAATATTAATTATTTTGGACTAGGTGTTAATAGAGATTATATTGCAGATCACCACAATAGTATTCCGACGTTAAAGTCTGATAATTACCCTTTTTGATGAGTACGTCAGATTTAATTTTATTTTCAGGTGGTCCAGACAGTACGGTTTTGTTGAAACATTTTTTACAACAAAAAATAAAAGTAAGAGTTTTGTATATTCAAATGGGTTGGGCGATAAGAACACAACCTAGAATTAAATTACAAAACATGGCAGTAAATAACGTGATGCAATATTTAAGAGAAAAATACGGAGACTTTGAATATTCACAAGCATCTATTCTTACTACTTTGAATGAGCAAAATGAAGATAAATATTTTGCAACAGATCATCAATGGTGTGCTTTTTTTGGTTCAATGTTTTGCCACAATTACAATATAAAAAGAATGTGGGCTGGAAATTACACTTACACAGACGCTGTTGTACAAAAAAGAGATGGTAAATCAGAAAACTATTTGAATGATAATGACTTAAATATGTGGATAGAATCAGCTACTAAGTTTTTTGCCAGACCTAAATATTGTACTCCTAAATCTGAATACAAAGGTAAAGGTTTAGATAGTTTTAAAAGTAAAAAAGAGGCATGGGACTCACTGGAAATAGAATTAAAAAACATGGTAAGAAGTTGTGTTTCTCATAAATGGTTTTGTGGTGATTGTCCAAAATGTTGGACAGCAAAAGAATATAACTTAAGAGATAATAAAGGTAATCCACTATGAATCCAGTTTATACTATAATGACACCTACTAAAATTCCTATTGGTAGAATTAACAAAAGTATTAATGAACAATTTATTAAAGAATGTAAGCAGTATCCTAATGAAAACACACTAAAAACAACTGCATCAGGTTTAATAAATCCAAAATTTATATCTACTTTGAATTTACATATGGTGAAAAGTATACAAGATAAATACATAAAACCTTACTTATGTGATCTATTAATAGATTTATTTGTAGATAGCACAAATTATGCTTTTTCAAAGAGAGACATTATTAAAAGTTATGATAAAAATATAAATATAAGAGAGTTGTGGTTAGTTGAGTATGATAATCAATCATATTTTAAATCACACACTCATGTTTCCTTACCTAATCATTACAGTTTTAGTTGGTATTTAAAATGTGAAAGTGATAGAAAAGTAATATTTATATCAGATAAACAAGAGTACGAAATAATAGTTTCAGAAGGAGATATATTAGTATTTCCAGGATGGTTGCCACATAGAGTAGAGAGCAGTAATAGTGTTTGTTGTTCTGGTAATTTTGATGTAAGCGTAAATATGGGTTAGTTATCCAAATATTGTAATTTATCAAAAATAGTAGTATGGTTTTATTATGCCATTACAGTCTTTAAAATTTAAGCCTGGAATTAATAGAGAGATTACATCTTACTCTAATGAAGGTGGCTTTTTTGATTGTGAAAAAATTAGGTTTTATACAGCGTTTCCAGAAAAAATAGGTGGTTGGGTCAAACAGTCAGACAATACTTATCTAGGTACAGCTAGAGCATTGCATAATTATATTGCTTTAGATGGTTCTGATTTCATGGGAGTTGGAACACATTTAAAGTATTATATAGAAGAAGGTGGTGCATTTAATGATATAACACCAATCCGTAAAACTTCAACAAATAGCATAACTTTTTCTGCTACAAATGGTTCTAGTACGATTACTGTAACAGATGCATCACATGGTGCAGTGGTAAATGATTTTGTAACAATATCTGGTGCTGTTAGTTTAGGTGGTCTTGTTACAGCAAGTGTGCTCAATGCAGAGCATCAAATAACAAAAATAGTAAATGGTAACTCCTATGAGATTGTCGTTAGTGTTACTGCAAACGCCTCTGATAGTGGTAATGGTGGTTCTGGTGTTGATGGTTTATATCAAATTAATGTAGGTCTTGATACCTCTGTTGGTGGTAATGGTTGGGGTGCTGGAGCTTGGGGTGGTATAAATGCTGATTTATCAGAGTTTGGTTGGGGTGAAGCCGCGTCATCAGGGACTACGGCTACTGTAAGATTATGGACACATGATAATTTTGGTGAAGATTTACTTCTAAATCCAAGAGATAGTGGTATTTTTTATTGGGATAGGAGTAATGGTTTAAGCACTAGAGCTGTTAATTTAACAAGTTTATCTGGTGCAAGTGATGTTCCTACAATAGCAAAACAAGTTTTAGTATCTGATATAGATAGACATATAGTTGTGTTTGGAGCTAATACTATTGGAACTTCTACACAAGACCCACTGTTAATAAGGTTTGGGTCGCAGGAGTCATTAACTAATTTTACACCAGATACTACTAATACTGCAGGAGATTTAAGGTTAAGTAGTGGTTCTACTTTTGTACAAGCTGTAGAAACTAAGCAACAAATATTAGTGTTTACTGATAAAAGTTTATTTTCAATGCGATTTATTGGTCCACCTTTTACTTTTGGTTTACAAGAACTTTCTAAAAACATAACCATAATCAGCCCTAACTCAGCCGTAGCTGTTGATGATATTGTGTTTTGGATGGGTAAAGAAAACTTTTATGTATATACTGGTCGTACTCAACAAATAGCTTGCACTGTAAGAGATAAAGTATTTTTAGATTTTAACTTTTCACAAGCTGATAAAGTTGTTTCTGGAGTAAATTCACAATGGTCAGAAATATGGTGGTTTTATCCTTCAGCAAGTAGTGAAGAAAAT